CTCGGCTGCGATCACAATGCTGAGGTCGTCAGCAAGTGCGCCCAGTAGCGGATCATCTACGATCCGTGGTATTTTCTCTTCTGCTGCGGGCGGTGCGCCCGGTGCCTCCGCTTTCGCGGGCGGCGTGCTCTCTCCTGCCATAAATTACTGCGTCGGTAACTGCGCCTGCTCCACGCCCACAGGCGGCCCTTGCGGGGCCATGGGTGCCTGCGGCTGCGGCGGCAACACCATCATGGCGTCCTGGCCTGGCGGCGGCTCAATGAGCACGTCGGCCCCGGCGCCCGACTGACGGACGATGGAGTTAAGCACGTCGGCGAGCTGGCCCTTGGTGACCATGGCCATGGCTGCCGGCTGCATGAGGACACCCAACATCTGGACCAGCGTTTGGGCAGCCTGAATGTTGCTCGATCGTTCCGACCCGTCCCGAGAGTTGAAGATGTACTCCGCCGAGAGCTTGGCCTTGCTGCCGGTAACCACGAAATGCGTCCGGTCAGTGCCTGGGGCCATCTCTTCTTCATCCGTGACCCGAAATCCTGCCAGTTCTGCGGTCTTCCGGCGATAACGGGCGATGACCGGAAGGGAAATCTCGTCTTCACCGCACGAAAGCAGGGCGTTGTAGAGATAACGCTTCAAGGCGGCGCGGCCCGCATCGATGGAGTCCGAGATCATCTGGTAGAGGTTCTCGGTTGTGCCGGCGATCACCTGAATCTCCGTCGCCGAAGTCTCGCGCGGACTCAGTTGGGCCTGTTCCTGGGGGGACATAGCCATTACGCGTTCGGTGATAGCAAGCACCTGGGAGATGCAGTTCAGCAACACGTTGATCTGCGTGTTGGGCGTCTGGCGGATGACCTTGAACACGTTGTCCAAGTCAACGCCAAGCTCCTTCATCTTGATGATACTCACCTCCAGCATGGAGATGGTCGTCCAGAAGTTCTCGCTCCTGAATGCGGCCCTGAATTCTTTCAGCACCTTCTGGGCGTTCTCATCTGCGGTTGGGAACGCATCGATGTTGAGCACGGCAATCCCGAACAGGTCGCGCCGAGCGCATTCGAGAAGCTGCGTGAACAGGTTCGTGAGCTGGTCCTGCCACGGCAGAAGCTCGTGCGCCATGCTCAGGTTGTTCTGCCTCTGAGCTGACGTGTTGTGCGTGAAAACGAATCCTGGGCAGTCGGGCATGAACTCAGCCGCCACAACGGTCCGGCTGTTGGCGATAACCAGGTGGAGCCACACCGGGAACGGGTACCGTCCCATCCGCCATTGGTTGGGTTTGATCTTCCAGTAGAGGTGCGTCAGATAAACCGCCGCGTCCCGCTGGGATGAGGAGTACCTACCAATGTTGGCCTTGCGATCGTTTTCGCTGGCCAGAGTTGGGTCGCTCTGGGGAGCCGTCACCGTCGTGTAATACTGGGAGAAGTAGCTGCTGTAGCTGCCCATCCAGTTCATGGACACTTCGCCGAAGCTGAGTTCGGAACGGTTGAACATGTCCGCGTTGTCGGCTACCTGACCGTAACGGACAACGTCCCAGAACCCGAACCACTCGCAGCCCGTGTCGCTGTTGATGCTGTGAATGGGGTGGGCGCTGTCGTAAATAACCCGGCTGGGATGCGGAGCCACCAAGGGCACTCCCTGGCGTTTGATCCGGCTCTGAATGATCGGTTCTCCGTCCTCTCCCAACTGGAATTCCGGCGCCGTTCCATCGTCGGCCGAAACCCATTCGGACTCGCGATCCCAGACGCACGCCGGGAACACCACGCAGTAGGGGTACAGGAGCATGTCCCGAATCCACTGGATCTGAGCCTCCCGGTAGCCGTACTGGTCCGCCATAATGTCCTGGCGCTGGGATGTGAGGTCCGCCCGAAGCTTGTCCGCCTCGCCGGTGCCGCGCGTCTCGTAACGGAAGAACGGGTAGAGGTTCGTGAACCTGGCAGACTGGGCAGCCACGCGCCGGGTAATCACTGAGCGGACGATGTTGACGTTTACCTCCGAGAACTTGGGCAGCTCGATGTACTGCTGCTTCTTGTCGGGACTGTTCTTGACGTACTCATCCTTGCATCCCAGCGAATTCAGGGCAGTGATGCACGCTTCGATACCGATGCGCCGCTGGGCGTAGAGGACAAGGGGAATGGTGCGACGCGTGATGGTGGACGAATCCCACGCGAGATCCACGGCGGCGAACAGGTGCGAATTCTTCAGCGTTTGCAGAATGGCGTCATCGATTCGACTGCCAATGAGATCCTCAATGCGGCGGCGCATCTCGCAGTCTAACCGTGCTTCCTCGCGCTCCTTGTCGCTCGCATCAAGCGCGGCCGGCTTCGCTGTGAACAGCTCTTGGAGTCGCGTCTGGGGGGTTGCCCGCTTTTAGCGCCGCGCATAATTTAGCGGCATAGTCGGCCTTGTCTTTTCGGAATTGAGTCTCCCTCATCAAGAACAGGAGGGCAGCGTGTGGGGGGATGTGATTATCCTTGATCCACCGATCGATGGTGATGGACGGAACGCAGCACATGGCCCCGAGAACGTAACGGTTTTCCTGAACGAACTCGCAGCACTTCTCAAAGCGTTCCTTGGTCCACCCGGAGGTGACGCCGAGATCCCGGTAAACTCTGAAGAACTGGTAAACACGAGGGTTGCGGACTTTCAGTGTGCGGTCTAGCTCTTCTTCATCATTGCGGCCATGACTGCGGGCATTGCGCCTCCTTCGGAAGCCCCACTTTCTTCCGCCGTCATCGATTCCCCCATGGCTCCAGCCTCCTCTTCGGTCTCCGGCGGTTCCTCCATGATGCTGGCGCTTTCGACGGAGAAGACGGCTTGATCCCCGGCGACTTCGTCCAGGGAGGCTTCCACCTCGAATGTGGCCTTGTCGTTGGGGGCCAGTTTGGAGAGCTTTTCCTTCAGGTCCGGGTTGCCTGAGATCCCGAGAACGAGTTTGTTGGTGTTCATCGCTGTTTGATGTGCTACCATTTTCTTAGTTTCAATCCGCGCCCGTCTCTCAACCGGGCGATGGGGCCACGATGCCATCCAACCAACGCCTAGTCAATGCCCACCGACAAACTCACGGAAATCGAGATCGACACGTTCGCCTCGTTGGATGAAGTGGAGCAGGGCGATTGGAGGCGATCTCCGATCGATTACGAACCCGATCACAAGCCCCGACCCACCAAGACCGAGCCCTGGGAGCCGGACCTTAATCCAACCCAGAAACTCGCTTTCGATGATCCCACCAAGTTCATCTTGATGGCTGGTGAGAAGTTCAGCGGAAAGTCGATCGGGGCGGAGCACAAACTGGTCCGGCATTGTTACGAGAACTGGGACGCGCTTGGGTTGGTGTTCACGCCCTCAATCCGCACAGGAAAGTTTGGCGTGATGGCTGACCTTGAAACTCTGATCCTGCCATCCTGGGAGGAGGGCATAGGATTGGAGTGGAAACCCAGCCGGCTGGATCCAAGCACCAAGGATAGGGTGATGAAAGTGGGCAACCGGTTCGGAGGTTGGTCCACGATCCTGCAAATCTCGATCCCCTACGAAGAGGCCATCGCCTCGCGCATCAAGGGCGTTGCGCCTTCCTTCATTTTGGGAGACGAGCTTACGGACTGCGATGGGCGCAAGTATTTCTCAACGATGGTGAGCCAGCTTGGCAGGCGGCGCAACATCACGGGACCTCAGCAATTCGTTGGGACGTGCAACCCCAAAGGCCCAAGCAACTGGGTTTACAAGGTCTGGTTTGAGGAACCGGTTGATCACGTCACAGGTGTTTCAAATCCTAATTTCAAGGTTTACCACGTTCCGTTCACTGAGAACTCCCACCGCCCGGAAGCCACCGAGTACATCGCGACCTTGCTGGAGGCGGTGAGGTACGACCCAATCGAGAAGGCGCGCCTGGTTGACGGCAAGTGGATCGAGATGCCCACTGGAGATTCTCTGTTCCGGGAACACTTCAAATCCACGGAGCATGTCGTTGGCAACTCAGCCTTGGGAACCGGCATTGTTCCCAACCCAGCCTTCCCGTGTTACGTCGGCTACGACTTGGGGCAGGTTTACAGCGCGGCGGTGTTCCTTCAGCTTGTCCCCACAAATCAGGGTGACGTGTGGACCGTGTTCGACGAGATCGTTCACCTGCGGGAGAAGATCCTCTACAAGAACATGGCCAAAGAAGTGGTTGACCAGATGCTTCTCTGGAACAAGGCGCTTGGGCGAAACCTCGCCTGGGAACACATCGCGGACGATTCAGCCATCAACCAGTGGCGCCCGGGGTCTGGCTCTTACGATGCCTGGGAATTCGAGCGGGAGTTCAACAAGGCCGCTCTGGTGCATGGGTTGCAAGAGATGCGTATGATTGGCTGCCCGAAGGGACCGGGGAGCGTTGGGGCTAGGACACGCATTGGCAAGGCTCTACTGATGGCGGATCGCATCCTGATTTCGGACATCTGCGACCGGGTGAAGGACATGTTCCTGATGATCGAATCCGAGAAGGATGACCCAACCAAACCGAAGAAGACTGTCGCCGGCCACATCCATGTCTGGGACGCCCTGTCCTATCCACTGCTCAAGTATGAACTGAAAGGCGGAGCCTCAGTTGGCCCCGCCGTGCTTTCGTTCTCCCAAGGGAGATAGAAACTCAGTTTCTAAGACGGATCACTTGGCGTATTCCACTTGGGGAAGTTCAATTTGGACTTTCGGCTGAGGCGCCGCGCACCCGGACAGGAGTGCTACGGCGACAATTGCGAGGAGGCGTCTCATATTGTGAGGATAAACAGACTGCGGCGTTCCTGTTCGCTCATCGTGAATTCCATCTGTGTCTGCGGCTCCCACTCGACGATTACGGCTACGCCGTTACGCTCGACAATCACCGGATTGATCTCGTGCCGCTCCCCATCGTCCCGGTCGTAGATGCACCACCCGAACGGAAGCCCGGTCGCCCCGGCGGTTGGTGTCCGGCCGTGCATCGCCGCCGCCTGAGACCACGAGTGCCGCGCGAACTTGTCGCAGTCCCGCTTGTTCTCCTGGAAGAAGTCGATCCCCATCGCCGCCATGTTCCGACCGAATGCCGGAGCGAACACGTTGACGAGCCACGCCTCAGTCGGGACCTGATAGGCGGAGTCCAACAGGACGAAGCCGCGCTCCGGCTCCTGGTAGCGCCGGACCAGCATCTCTCCGAGCTGTTGGGTGGTGAGGATCATTGCGGCTTCGGAGGCAGCGGGCCGTGAACCTTCCACGCGGGAGATGCGAACATGGCGTTCTTCGCAGCATCAAACGCTGCCACCTGTTCCGGCGTCCATTCGTTGGTTCGCACGGCTTCGTTGCGAATATCCGTAGCTACCTTGATCAACGAGGGCAGCATTCCCATAATCATCATGGCGAGTTCCATAGGTCACTTCACTTTCTTTTGTTGGGCTTGGGCTTCGGCGAGATGTTTCGTGGTTTCGTCGATGCCGGTTTGGAGGACTGCTAACGCGGTCAACAGGCTGGCTTTGTTGTCAATCGTTCGGTTGGCCCGATAAGCGTCAACAAGTGCCTGAGCCGTGTTGATCCATCCGGGTGCGTCTTGGCGAACATTGTCAGCGGCCGTGCGAACAGCCTGTCCGAGTTCTCCATTCTTGTTGTGGGCGTCCTCGTAATTAACGAAGGTGTCCGTCACGGACTTGCCAATGGCGAGCGTCTGTTCGGCGCGAATCAGCACAGGGTCGCCGTGCAGGTTGGCGCAGCCAGACGAACACCCCGCGACAATGCCGACGGGCGCGATGTAGGTGAGTGGGATGATGACGGCCAGAATAACGGCCCCAAAGAGTGATCTGATTTTGTTCATGGTTTTCGTGGTGAGAAGTCCTGACCGTCCAAGTTCGGGCGGTTCGGGTCTTTGGTTTTCGGTTTCGTGATGAACTCGGTGTTGCTGGTTTTCAGTCCAAGGATCTGCCGGAACTGCTGATTGAGTGCAACCGACATCCCGCCGATGGCCGAGCCAAGGACGATGTTGTAAACGAGCGGGCTCTTGACAGTCGGAACTTGCTTGGCGATGTCAGCGATGAACGGATAGACCAACGCCCCGACAGCCATCGCGATCATCGGCAGCGCCCAGTCTGGGGGCCACGGTGTTCGCTTGAGCGCGTACAGCAATAGGTTTATCGCCAAGGCCAATATCAGCGGAGGGCTCGCCTCAAGGAGTGTGTTGATCGTTTCGTTCATGCCGGTTTCTGAGCGGCCGTAACTGCTGCAAGTGCGGCCATTACAGCCGTTGAGTGCGCGGGCACGTCATTGAGCGTTTTCCCCGCCGGCAACCCAAGCACAAGCGCCAAGTCGTTCAACGTGTTGGCGGCCCAATCGGTGTCATAATTCGCTGGCAGAACGAGCCCGTCACACAGCCCTACGGCCCGGCCCTTAATCGGGTTCGTGAGCGGGAGCGCGCTCATTACGTTGGTCGCATGTCGAACCAGGGATCCGATCGTGTTGTCCTCGTCCAGTTTCAGGATGCTCGCCGATTTGACGAGGATGCTAGTCGCCCAGTTCTCCAGACTCTCGCCTTGGAGGTTCATTCCGGTGGGGATAGCGATTCGTGTCATGATGTTCTGCTTTCTTC